CTCAGTTAAAACGCTCTTTGTCGTGTTTCTCTTTATTCCAACAGCATTGGACAGTATTGTCAACACACCTACTAAAGTGTCACAAATCGTGTGCACACTGTATTCTGCATTTTTCATGTTCTCTGAGTAGATCATCCTTATATAATCGTCGGATGTGCAATAGGATCTTATAGACACAATCATGTCATGTTTTAGTTGTATAACTCTTGCGGTCAAATCGTTTGTGAATGTTAGCACGTCTGACTGAAGACAAGAAGATAAAACACCCAATATTCCTTGAGCCATTCCTTCAGAGCTTAACAGGTACTGATTTAGCAAGCTTATGTCAGATTCTTTGAGCTCTCGTGTGACAAGCCTGGACATTAGTTTTCCTACTGCCGTTCTTGATTGAGGGTCAGATGGATCACGGATCTCATTGCATATTGCGTCTGGTAGCTTCGATATTTTGTTTGTGAACATTTTGAAACATGACTTAAGTAATTCAGAATAATCTTCATTATCGTTTCTTAATGTGCAGCACATGTGCATCAACCAAACGTTCTGTGAAGGTCCCCATTTTGAACAGTCTGCATTGTCAAACACAAGAAAACCCTTGTCGTTTCTGTGAGAACTTACTAAGTCTTTGTATTTATCCAAGACTATAGTGTTCTTCGCCCTACATTCTATTAAGTTGCACTGCAAGTCTCTATTTGTCGATTCCTTGTCTCTTATCATTCTGCCATTGTTCTCTAGAAAAGCTGAAAGGACTTTCAAATTTCCCGACATGATCGCTATTTCTCTAACACCAACTTGGGGTTTTGTGAACACTCTCATCATCATTGGCGTCTCCTTGGCTATTGTGTGTATTATGCAAGGCCAAAGCTCAGTAGGTAGCATGGATATGTCTTTGAGTTGAGATTCTGTTATTTTCTTATCTGGTACTTGAGGTATAGTTGACCTTTGGAGTTCTCTTTTCTTTGACTCAGAGGTTAAGTCTGGTACTTTGCCTACTTCTGCATCTGTGTAAACATCATGCATATACTTCATTATTGCTTCATATGATTTGGTCTTCTGTGTTATTTTCAACCCCTTTGATCCTCTCCCACCCTTTTTCATTTCTCTACTCGGATTTATGCCATTTTCTCCTGACAAGCTGGTTGACCCCCTGTTGTTTAAAATGTCTGAGCAAGTTAGTTTGGTAAAGGAAGACTCTAAGTCAAGGTCTTTATTGTAAGCTGACCACCTTTCCAGAGACCCGCAATGTTTTCGTATTGTGTAAAGAGTCATGAGCGAACTCAGTATCGCATTAGGTCTATGAAGCCCAAAATCACCCAGAATGAGAATGGATTCCTTAAAGGCATCTACATACTCCTGCTTTGTTTTTGGAACAAACTGCCTAGCCTCTCCTATCTTCGGTACTGATAGTCTAACTTTGTTGA